GACTGGATGCCGGCGAACGTGATGCTGTCGATTTTTTTAGATCCGACCGAAGCCGAGTAAATGCCGAGCGGAGCGTCTGGCCAGTGCTCTAGCATTTTTGCCGCATTCTGTTCGATCAGCTCTTTAACATGCGTCAACATCAAAACTCTGGTCTCTGGCCATTCCTGCAAAACGTCCCGGCACAGCGCAGCCACAACGTGGCTCTTGCCGGCGCCGGTCGGCAGCACTAGGCAGGGGTTGCCGACATTGTTGCCCAGCCAGTCATAAAGCTCGTCGATTGCGCGCTGCTGGTAGTCGCGGAGTTGAGCTGTCATAACACATCTATCCTCGTCTGATAGCTCAAGATCTTGTCAATCGTGCCCTCGTGGACGCCCCACTTCCGGGCAAGCGCTGCGCGCGAATATCGCTCGGTGATGCGCTGGCGCAGGCGCTTGGCCTTTTCGGCGCATGCGCGAATGTCGCGAACCGCAGCCGAGGACAGCTTGGTCTGGGGAAGGTCAACGCCGCGCTTGCAGTAGAGTTTTGGGCATTGCAGATATTCGTCTCTGGTCATCCCTCGATCCTCGCGCCGAACATCTGGCGCATAGCAGTGATGTTGTCATCGCCCCAAGCACAAGCCGAAGGATTCGCAATTAACTCGTGACTGCTGAAAGTGAACGCATCAGCCTCGCCAGTGCGAACCGGCTTGCCGTCGATGAGGTAGCTGCCCTCCCAGCTCGTCGAGGGGTTGGCGATTGGCCACGGGACAAGGTCAGGGTGGAGCACATGGCTGTCGCAACCAGTGCGCTGAGCCTCCTCGGGAATCGCATCGTCCCAGCGCTCGCAAAACCAAGTGCCATCCTCCCGCGCCGTACTATGCGCGCAGGTGCGGCAATTAACCTGCTTGGTCAACTTGCTGCCGAAGCACTGGTCATGCGCCGGGCAAAATTTACATTTGTACCAGCTCGGGTCGGTGCTGATGGGCTCAGGCATGCGGTCGGACAGCGTGATGCGCTTGCCGCGCGCCAACAGCGCCTCAGCGGCCTTCTTGTCGTACCGGACGCGCTCGACCCACAGACGGTCGTCGTCCTTGCAGACGGCGATGTAAACAGCTCGGTCAATCTGGGTGCCGTGCATGTAAAGCTGCATCTGCGCCCAGTGCATAGGCTTGGACTTCTCCACGCCGTGGCGCTCAAGGTCGTCAAACGACTTCTTGCTGTGCGTTTTGAACTCTGCGATGTGGCGCTTGCGCGGAGACTCCGGCAGGCCGCTCTCGATGATGCCGTCAACGCTGCCGCCGATGTGGCTGCCGAAATTTATTCGTGCCTGCGCATCGCCTGTTGCTCTGATGTCCACGCCGACCGCCCGTAGGTCATCAACAATTGTTGACTCCTCGGCATTGCCTCGCCGGAACAGCCGGCGCACTCGGCCGGGGAACTGCTCAATGACGGCCCAGCGGAACTGCAACCAGAGGTAGCGGTCGCAGTCGTGACCAAGAATGCTAGCACCCAGATGCGCCCGGGGCGGCTCTTTTTTGTCTGCATGATGTTTGTCAATGCTCTCGATAGTGCTAAGATTTTCGGGCAGCTTCATATCTGCATCCTCCCCTTGTTGTTGCTTCCTGCCCCGGCCCTCCCGCGAAGGCCGGGGTTTTTTTGCCTGTTGCTAGGCTACTTGCGAGCCCAAGGCGGCGAGCCCCGACCCGCAGGGGCGGCGGCAGCCGGAGCCGCCTGCCGAGGCGCCGCAGGGGCCGCCTGAGAGGGCGCAGGGGCGCTACCCTCAGACGAGGCCTTGTAGCCCCGCACCTCGTTGCTGGCGCCGTACTGGGGGTCGTTGCGCACATCCAACTTGATGCGCAGGTCGAGGCCGACGAGCTGGTCGGTGTCGGTCAACCGGCTCAGCCCGACAGCGCCCATCAGCTCCCCGAGCTGCTGCAAACCGATTTCCTCGGCCTTGGCGCTCGGGTTGCGGATGTTGAGGTTCCCGAAGACAACCCGCCCCTGATGAGTGGGGCCGAGGATGTCGTAGCGCACCTTGATGTACTGGCCAGTGCCAGCCTTCGTCGTCATCAGCTCGGCGCTGGTGATCGTGGCCAGATACCAGCCGGCCGGCAGCGGCTCAAAGTTGCGGGTGCTCTGCGGCAGGGCCGCAGCTTCGATTGGGTCGGACAAAAAGGCCATGTTACTTCTCCTCGATTTTGAAAGAAGGGCGCCCGGACTTGGCGGTAATCGCCGGAGCCAGCAGCGCGGTGATCGAACTGTCTGCGGCTTTCCACGCCGCCATGACAAGCTCAGGTTTCCAGCGGAACAGGCGGCTCAAGTGGTCGGTCAGGCCGTGCTCGGCCGCCAGATCCTGCACTTTGTCGCCATCGACTTTTCGGTCGATGCGGCCGACGATTTTTACCGAGTACTGGCCAAGCGCCAGCGTCTCGGTGCCTTCCAGCGTCTCGGCCACTCCGGCCATCGAGACCAACTGATCTTCAATGGCGCGGCGGGCGCTGACGGCCGCCTCTTCAGCGGCCTTGTGCTGGCGCCACTCGGCGGCCAGCGCTTCCATCAACTGCAAGTTTTTCGTAGTCATTAGAACGGCACTCCAATTTTTTTGATGATTTCGCCCAAGTCGGGCGCCTCCCAACTGTCCAGCCGGCCAGAGCGGTCTTTGGCCAGCCAGACCCCGTCCCCATCGCACATCAGTGCTCTCTGCGGGACGCCTTCCTCGTCGCGCTCAACGCGCAGGGCCAGCACCTCGTCAAAAAAGTACGGCAAGGCCTGCCCAGTCTTGTTGCCCGGCATCGACGGGCTGTACAGGATGCGACCCATTTCGTCGGTTGCCTTCTCTAACTTGGCGGTAAAAAACACGTTCTTACCGGGCAAGTCGCGGAACGCGCGGATGATGTCTGCCATCTGCTCCTGCATTGCGCCGTAGGCTTGGCGCGGGTCTTTGGTCGCCTTCTTCTCGGCGTTGAGGACGACCTCAGCGATTTCGCTGATCGAATCCAGCGCGATGGACTGGAAGTCCTGCGCCTCAGCAGATCCGACGACCCACTGGTAGGCCTCCTTGAGGCTGGCAGCGTCCACGATTTCGAGGTAGGGGATGTCCACCCCCGCCAGCGACAGCAGGCCCGCCTCGGCGCTCAAAATGAGCGGCTGCGGCAGCGTCTTGATCAGACTGGTCTTGCCGGCACCAGCGTGCCCGTAGACCAGAATCTTCACACCATCCGCCGCGAGGGCGTTGGTGCGTTTGAGGTTGATAGCCATCAATCAGTTTCCTTGTTGTTGGTTGCTAGACTT